GACAAAGATTAAGATTAAACTTTCCCGGCAAGAGTACGAAACAATAAGCACCATTATTGAACACGCTGCCAAAGTGGTGGACGTGGTTGATATTAGTACCTTGTTTCTAAAAGAAGCCATGGAAGAGATGAACGCTATCTTTTTGTCTAAGAAATACAAATCTCAAACGAGGTATCAATTTAGTTTTTCCATAGTTTGTATGGGCGTTTTTCTGAATTATGTAGAGAATATTGGCGTATATGAAAAGGCGGTGTGCCAACTTATTTACGACAAACAGATAGCCCCGCAAGTAAGCCGAGCCATACAAATGCGGATGGGGTTTAAATGATATTTTAAGGCTATGAAAACATCTATTAACTATTTAGAAAAGGTAAAGCATGTGCAGGAGCTTGTAAAAAAGCAACAGGAGCGATATACTTATATTTCTTACAGGCAAATATGGCGAAACCTGCGCAAAGAGAAATTGTATTTTGAGGGGTATAATTCTTTTATCCGCATTCTTGGAGAGGGAAACCTAAGCAATAGAATTGCACAGGAAAAAGAAAAAATAAGTATAAAACAAACCGGTCTGTTTGACTGATATAAAAAAAGCCCTTAAAAAGAGGGCTTTTTTACTTTTTGAGTATGTTGTCTAACTCATCCACTATTACCCGCTCAATCTCTTTTTCTAAGGTTTCCGATTTTCCGATAAATTGGCGCTTAGGAATGGTAACATTCCTGTTCCTTCCGGCGTTGGTGGTACCTTCGTTGTGTGCGGCAGCATAGGGTACATCTGAAAACACGGTTACCTTTCCGGGTTCATGTGTTGCTTTTATGGAACGCCCCAAGTTTGCGGTTCGTCCGGTCAATATTCCTCTGCTCGTATCCCTTTGGTGTTTTTTTACTACGGCATTGTATGTTTTTGTTCCGGGTATTCTTCTCTGTACTTCTTTCCACTTTTCCAAATCTGAGTCTGTAAAGCCTTCATTCTGGAACGACTTTTTGAAGTGCAACACGGCTTTATTGGCAACCTTTTCGGGTATGGTTTTCTCCATTGCCTTTTTAAGTTGCTGTTCTTTTTCTTTCAGATGTTTTTGAAATTGTTCGGGAGTCATAATAGTGATTTGTGATTAGTGATTAGTGGTTAGTGGTTAATGAATTTGAGTTATTTTGCGGGGTCAAACTTTAAATTATTATATATGTATTCAAATGAACAACTTGCCGCTATGATTGCGGCACTCGCAAAAAGAGTTGAAAAATTGGAAGGAACAACGTCCTCAAAAAGTCTCGCCTCTTATTTGTACGAACTTTTACAGCAGTCGCAAAGAATTGATTAGATACGCCATGGAAATTCAATATTTTTTTCACCCCATTTTAGTTGCATTACTCGCTTACGATAAACAGTAAAACCTGCTACTGTTATTGTTTTTTCCAAATAGTTTGGAATGGCATTTTCTGATTGGTGCGCGCGGCTTCCACCGTCGTCATTGTACACCGGTTTAATTTCTACTTTAATCATAATTCAATTTTTTTGGTTTGGTTTAATTATTTTTATATTCTTGCGGCATAAAACAGCCGAGTGGTATTATTAGGGGACTTTCATCCCTGAGTTAATATAACTCGGCTGTCTTTCTTAGCGTTTTTTTCTTTCATAATGTTGCTCATTTAAAAATTTATACTATCTTCGCGGCCTGATACAAGGGTAAAACTGAGTGTCGTTCCTCGCCCTGACTTTGTCAGGGTGTTGTATTTATGTAGTGTAGTGTTTTATTATTGGAAACAAAGTATATAATCTTGTATTTTTTTCTTGCAAGTTCATTCAATTTTTCGTGAATTTTTGGTGTCATTTTTTCAAACTCAAAAACAACAATTTTCGCGCCTTGACTCCTTACCGCATGGCGAGCATAATTTACTATATGGTTGTGGCTTTTTGTTTTCTTTAAATCAGCAGGAATCCCATCTAATAAAATATCATATCTACCATCCACTTCCTTTAAAAAATCTATTTTATGATTATTAATGGCAAGCGTTTGTGAGGCTGAATACTCCTTTTGGTATTTTTCTAATTCTACTGCATTTATTTTTGATTGTTCTATTCTGTAACGCTCAACCGCTAAAAATCCTTTGTCATTAGTATAGTAATCCACGCGCCATTTATCCGGTTTATGTTCAATAAGTCGCTGTAAATTCGGATATTCTTCATTTGCTTTTTCGCCAATCGTTATTTCTTTTGTTTTAAAGTATGTAGCATTATCCGAAAAAATCTCTCCGGTTACTGCGGGGTTGCCTTCCAGCCCTTTGTGGTTCACGCGCCTTTGGGTATCCTCTCCGGGAACGCCATCGCTGCCGTCGGTTTCCTGCCAGTCGCATTTACAGTTCCACAGGTTGCCGGGTTGGTTTTGGTTCCAAAACGGAGAATCTTTGCGCCAATATTTGTTGTAGAAAACAATATGTTCCTCTCGCTTGGTAACGCTGCGGCTGGGCAGCCACACCAGGTAGGGAAATATTTCGTTTCCTTGTTCATCGCCGGTAAACTCCTCCCATTGTTTTGCAGTACGTGTTCGCGATACAGTAGTGTTGTATTCTGCCACCTGATAACGATTAAAAGCGTTTAACACGCCCTGCGCTTCTTTTTTGTAGGCTTCGGTGCTTCTTTCCACGCCGTTTTTATCGGCGCGTTTGGCGTTTATTTGCTGTGTGGCGTGGTATGCCTTAAAGGCGGCAAAACGTGTTACATTCGCGTTGAATTGCGCCTGCATATTAAAAAAATCATCGCCGTAGTTTTGACTTTGCAGCACACGGTCAACCGCTTTTCTGAGGCTGCTGCTATACTCTTTAAACAGGTCGGGGTGAATGCCCTCGTATCCGTTTTTAATATCCTCAATAATCTTTGTTGCCTGTGGTTTTGAGGCAAGTTGCAGCGTTTCTCCAAACTCGTTTAAACATAGTTGAAAAGATAATAAATTGTCGTTGAAATAGAGTTTATCTAATTCGGGAAAACCGGTTAATGGGCGGCTTGTACCCGCCCCTATGCGAAAAAACTGTCCAGGTTGGTATGTGACAGTTGCAGCGGAGTGTCTTTAGAGCGCGGCTCCTCTTTGTCTAACGGTGTGGCGTAAAAACCTTCAATATATTCCGGTTGTATATTGTAGCCGTTTTGTAAGAGAATAGCATCAATTTTAATTTTCTCCATTGGCTTCACTACCTCTTTTTCTACAATAGACAGATAGTAGCCATCGGGAATATCAATGCCGTGTGCCCTCAGTACAGGGAAAACGTTGTCGGTAATCCAATCCTCAACATCTGTAATATCGGAGGCGGTAATTTCATCGTAAATTTTAAGGTGCACGTTTGCCTGGCTTTGCGAACTGCCGTCGTCCATAGTCATGGTTTGCCCCACAATACCCTTGCTTATCTCTTTGTTAACGGCAAGTATTTTTTGGTAGAACACGTTGAAGGCGTCAGAGCGGGAGTTTTCTTTAATTTCGATATCTGTTTGTTTGTCGAAAATACCATAAGAACTGGTGCCCATCGTTTCAAGCCACATTTGCAGTTCATCTTTATACGACTGTGTGTTGATGAAAGTTCTTGCGATACGGATGGGAATTCCGAATATCTGTTCAAATTCATCCCAGTTTGCCCAGGAGTGTCGTTTGTAAATAGTCATTGGGGCGATGCGCTCCAATATACCTATAGAATCACTGCCTAAGCTGACAAATAAAAAGAAACTTGGAAACTCGCCATAATTTATGGCTATGGAATTTGGGTTGAATGGGTTGTTTAGTACAACTCCTTTTTCGGGTATAACGCATTCGCGTGGAAAGTCTATAATTTTGGGAATCGGTGTGTTAAAATTTTCGCAAAACAGAAGCGAATACCCAAAAAACTTACTTTCCATTCCTTTGCGGATAATTTGGCGAAACCATCTTGTTTGCAGACGTGCGGAAAGTTTATCGTCCACTTTTCCGTTAGCGTCTTTTACAAGAATTTCTTTATTTACCACGCGCAAGATACGGTTTTCAATAGCACCTTGCAGGTGGTTATCAAGCATGGCATCCTTGTAGAGTTGTTGAATGGGATAACATACAGGGTTGAACGGATCGCGCCGGATGGTTCGTGCATTCGTCCAGTCGTTAATCTCCTTACGGTATAGAGATTCATAAAATCGAAAATAGTCAATCTCTATTTTATCTCCGGCTTTAATTTTAATTTCCGGCTTTTTACCGAGTTTTCCTTTATTGTCAATTGCAGCCAGTTGGCGCGAATGTTCCGGTTTGTATAGTTGTGGTTTCATATTTAATAAATTGATGTGTATTTCTTATTTCCTCCAAATCGGCTCTCTCCGGTTTGCCCGGTTGTTCCGTCATCATCCTTTTTAACCGGTGGCAGGGTGTTGTCGTAAAACTCCCCGGTTGCTAACTTTTCAAGCCATGCCATTGCCTCGTTGTATCTTCGGGCGGCTACTGCGTTTTGGCTACGCGTGTGCCGCTCGTAAATCTCATAGATTACAATATCTTTAAGCCTTTTGAGCGTGGCTAAGTGCCTTTCATCGCCCTCCTTGCCAAATATATCCTCCACGTTGTAAAAGCGGCTCAGGTAGCCTTTCATCAGCGAAATGCTTTCTTCTATAATAATGGAAACAATATCATTGTCGTAGCCTATGATTTTGTTAATAATCTCCTCCGTTGCAACGGTTTTTAACTCTTCTTTATAAAGGAACGTACCCATACTCGTAATTTTTTGTTAGTAATTGATTAATATCCTCCTCTTTTTCTTTTTCCGAAAACAGGCTTGCTAATTTCCGGATCGCCATCAGGCATAATTGCATATAACAGTTGTGCCTGGCGTACACATTCGGAAAGTGCATCGGGAAAGTCATCGTGTATTTTGCTGCCTTTCTCAAAACTGAACAGTTGGTGTGAGGCTTCATCCCAGTCGGGCGAGTTTTGTACATCTTCCGAAAAGGCAATCCTTCCGTTTCCAAATGCGCTACCCAGGATAGTGCTTATTTTAATGTATTTGTCTGTGGGGTTATGTGCCGGCAGCGGAATAAAGTTGGACTTGTATTTTTGCGCGGCTGCTATCAATACCGGTTCATAGATAGATTTTTGCGACACATTGGCATCGTAGAAACTTACTACATTGCAGTTCTCTTTAAACATTGTGTAAATATTGCTAAAATGGTATTGCAGTGCATCTGCAATGTCGCAGTTTTTACAGAACAGGTTCAGCACTGTCAGCCCATCGGGACGGCAGCCGATAGAAACGTTTGCTTTGGTATCGCCCTGGGCGGAATAAGAGAAATCCCAAAAATTAACGATTAGGTCGTACTCTTTGAGCGGGCGTGGCTTTACCCATTTTATTTTTTCGGGTTTAAACAGGCGTCCCACTTTAACCGGAGTGTTGTAAAACTCGTTGCTCAGGGTGGCTTTGTCGTTTTTGTACTGCTCTATTTTTCTCAGGCAGTCCTCCTTTGTATAGCGTTCTTTCCAGCTTGGCTCCCATTTCGCATCGGGGTTGGCTTCAATTTCCTGATAGTATTTTGTAGTGAGATTAACCAAAAAAACGGTGGAGTACTTTTCACGCTTTACAAAGTTTTCTGTGGTTTTGAATTTCTTTACATCGAATCCTTTTCGTTTGAGCAGTGTTTCAATAATTCCGTTATTGACAAAGAAGTTGTTATTGATGATGGTGCGCTCGCTGTTTTTAGAAAACGCGCCCTGAATATCGCCGGTAATTTTGTTGCAGTATTCCTGAATTAGAGAGGTGTTGAGTGAGCGTTTCATATCTTCCACGTCGTCAATAGAGGCGTATTCCAAGCGCACACCGTTGGCACGAAGCCCGCGAAAAGGCTGGTCTATTCCCAGTGCCATAAAGGTGCAACGGTCTGTGGTTTCAAATTGTCCGTCTGCCCAACTTCCGTATGTTTTCTGCGATCCGAAGTCGCGCATAATCCGCTCGTTGTTTTCAAACTGCGCCTGCAAATCCTGCAGTAGCATTGCCGCCCTGAGTTCGTTTTGCCCCACCACTAAGAAAAACTTGGCAAGGTTGCTTTGTTTTAATCCAAACGGATAGCCGAGATTTGCGTGTGTGCTTTTTGCACCGCCCCGAAAAATAAGGTTAAACAGGGTAAGATAGTTTTTAGAGTACAGTTCCCTGTAAACATCTATATGATACCAGGCACAAGGGGAATCCGCCAACGGAATGGGTGTTTCCTTTCCAAAATAGTAATCGAAAAGCAAGCCGTAATTTTTGGGTTCCAACAGCATTTTTACCCGTTTTTCCTGTTCGGTGTCTGTTTCCTTAATAATGGAATCTATCGTGCTTTTGCGAATCAAGTTCGACTGCTGGATGTACCGGTCGCGAAGTTCTTGCAGTTCTCGTTTTGTCATGCGGTGTAATATAATGAAATACGTTTCAGTGAATCAGCAGTAAATTCTTTCGGAAATACCCTTTTTGCACGCATTTCTTTGAATTGTTTTTTTGTTAAAAGGGTTACTTTCCCTTTTATTTTTACCACAAACACCTGGCTTCCGGTTAGTTTTCTCAGTCTCTCCGCCCTGCGTTTAAGGCGTTTTAAGTACCACACCGTTCTCCACCGGTTAAACCATGTGATGAGTGCCATTAGCCGCTCGTTTTTTCTTACTAAGTTTTTAATGAATTTTCTCATGTTAATCGTTTAGTGTTTCATTGGTTAGTTTAGTGATAATGGTGTCGGTTTTGGTTCTGGCACGTTTAAGTACTTCCAGGGCGAGTTCTTTCTCTTTTTTAGTTACGGCATCCTGAATATCTTTAGTAAGTTCGTGTGTAAGCATTTCAAAGGCTTCGTACATATAACTGAGTATCTTTTTTTTATCCGACAGTCGCTCAAAGGCGGCAGCGTATTTGGAGGCTTCATCCGGTTTAATTTTCGGTTTTTTCCCATCTTTCAAATCAATAAATGATTGAAGAATGGTGTTGCGCAGTTCAGACAATGCAATAAATGAGCTGTTTCGTGCATCTTCCCACTTGTCTGCATCGCGCCATTTTTTTATTGTGGTTTCTGCCGCACCGATAATGTCGCTTATGGTAGGCAAATCAAATCCCTTTATGTAAAGTGATTTTCCGTACTGCCTTTTTTTCTCGGCTTGAATTTTTGTGAATTTTCCCATTACATAATTTTAAGTTTTAATTTTTTTTTCGTCCGATATTGGAATTTCAGATTGCAAAAATATAACAGCAAAATATTATTATATTCATTTATATACATAATGTTAATGTTCGCTATCACGATGATAACATTTTCTTTTTATTTCATACAAGCGTTTTATTTTTGCCACCTGAAACGTGATAATAAACTGTTTTTATGGCAAAAAGTAAAAAATTAGATGAGCGCGAACTCCCCGAAAAATTGGAGTTTGATTTTATAATTTGCGACAACACGTTAAATCGTCAGTATTGGAGATTGCTGGTTGAGGGTATCGACCTTAGCGGTTTTCTGAAAAATCCTGTATGCTGCCATCAGCACAATACATGGAGTGTTCCTGTGGGAAAATGGAAAAACCTGAGAGTTGAAAAAGGAGAGCTGCTCGGCACGGTAGAGTTTGACCGAAACGATGAAGATGCCGTAAAACTGTATTGGAAGTATGCTGACGGATTTATGCGCGCCTGTTCAATAAATATTAAGCCGCTTGAGGAAAGTGAAGAGTTGAATATGCTTGTACCGGGACAAAGATATGCCACGGTTACCAAAAGCGAACTGCTGGAGATAAGTTTGGTTACCATCCCGGGCCAAAAAAACGCGGTAAAACTCTCTAATAACAACGAACTAAAATTTACCCTTGACGGGTCTGAATATCAATTAAAAGAAATCAAGTTAAATCAAAATTCAAAAACAATGGAAAAAGATGAAAAAAACCAGGTGGATGAGCTTACTAAGCAGCTATCCATTGAAAGGGAGCGAAATGCTTCCAATCTCATCAAACTTCACCAAAAACGCGGCGTAGTGGCTGCCGGTGAAGTGGAACACTTAAAAAAGTTTGCAATTGCCGATTTTGAAAGTGTAGAAAAAATGTTGGACGCCCGACCGGAACCTACTCCTAAAGAAATTGAAGAGCCCAAAAAAGCAGAGGAAACCGAAAAAAAAGATCAAGAGGCTAAAGAACTGAGCGCAAAGTTGGAGGAAGTGGTAAAAGGCGTATCCGTAAAGTTATCCGGTGAAAAAACAGATTGGGACTATTACAAGTGGTTCAAAAATGACCCGGACGGACTTAAACTAATGGCTAAAAACGAGCCCGACAGGTTTAAAAAGTTGGAAGCGGATTTCGCCAAAGAAAGCAAGTCCCTAAACTTGAAAACCGGAGACGAAGAATAAAAAGTTTAACCCCGAAAAGAAAAAGTAAAAAAATCAACCCTTAAAAAAGTAAAAAAATGAAAAAGTTATTTGGATTATTGTTTATGTTAGCCATTGTTTTGGCAGGAATTTTATCGTTAGGATCGGCAACTCCTACCGGTATCGGAATGTTGGTTGCCGGTAGCGGATACCTCCTTTCGGATGCGCCCGCACTTACCTTAGATACGCAAAAAATTGTGTTCTTACGGTCGCTTAAAGAGGAATATGAAGCGATTGAAACATGGATGAACGAGGCTGACGATTTAAGTATGTTTGTGGTGGACGGGCAAACGCTGCAATTTCCCGAAGCGGGTGCCGATCCCAGTGTGTATAAAAATAAAATCACTGACATTGACAGCGTTGAGCCGGAAGAAGCCGTTCATAAAGTGGAATTAGACGTTTACGATTCTCAAAATTACAAGATTAGAAACGCACTATTACACGCTTTACCTTTTGAAAAAGTGCAGTATTATACGCAAAAATCGGCAGATGCAATTATAAAGAAAGAGGTTCAGGATACGGCTTACGCATGGGCACCTAAAGCACCAGGACACAAGATTTCGATTCAGGCAAGCACTGGCCAACCCAGAGGGGGCTTTAAGATGCTTACTCTTGATGATATTGTTTCCCTTGCCCGCGACTGCGATAAGAAAGAGTTTCCGGATGGTAGAAACCTTGTGCTGCCTTCTGATATGTGGTGGGATTTGGTTAATAACAATGAAATATTGAAAGGACAGTTAAAAAATATTACCCCCAATGGAATCATTAAGCCCACAATGGTAGAATATTACGGCTTTAAAATCCATAAGTCTTTGGGTGATAAGTTGGGTATTGCCTGGGATGTTTCGACTAATAAACTGGCACCTCAGGGCGCAGTTATTAAGGATGACGTGGTTCCGTGCGGATTATTATTCTGTGCAAGCGAGGTGTTCCGCGCCGGTGGAAATATGGAGATGTTCTATTTAGATAAATCTCAAAACCCAACAGGACGTGCCTACGAGTTTGGATTCCAGCACCGCTTCAAATCCGACTTCCAAATGAGCGGCAACCGCTATTCAGGATTAATCTATTTAGCAAAAGCCGCGTAATGAAACTTAAAGATATATACTTACGGATAAAAGAGACGGCACAGGAAAAGATGCCTTACCTGTGTTATATTGACTTGCAAAAAAAACAATTTGAGCGGGCCACAGAAGATTACCCAGTACCCGCTCCAACTCTATTGGTTGAGTTTGACGGCGCAGATTTCTCAAATCTTGCGCGCCACAGGCAAATGGGGGCATCATCCGTAAGTATATATTTCTACCAAAATATAGTAACCGACACATTTGATAGTGCAGAGCTTGAAGTGGAAACACTTGAACTCTTAGAGGCGAAGGATGAGATATTTCAAACATTTGAGGGACTAACAATTACGGATTGCTCTCAACTTGTTAGAAAGTCGGAAACTCCTTTTATCTTTGAATCAAATCTTGTGTTTTTTAAGGTTACTTTCGATTTTGTAATGTACGAAAAGAAAATAGAAAAAGCGGGTACGATAAAAGCAAACCCAAAAGTTTTTGTAGAATTTAATAATAAATAAAAAATGGCAAAGCAAGCAACAAAAAAAACGACAAATAATGGTAAGCCGGTAACTCCTCCGGTTGAAACTCCTCCGGTTGAAACTCCTCCGGTTGAAACTCCTCCGGTTGTAACTCCTCCGGTTGAAACTCCTCCGGTTGAAACCCCTCCGGTTGAAACTCCTCCGGTTGAAATGCAGGAAGATGTTGACATGGAGCATCAAAAAAAGGCTCTTGAAATAATGCAAGAACACAACTTGAATGAAGTGTTTTACGTAGGCGGCTACTATTTCTCCAAAAAAGAGAATGCGCTAAACGCGTTAAAAACGTATAAAGAGGACAAGTTAGAAACTTTTAAAAAATAATAACGATGTTACCAAGAGTAAAAATAATTTTTGAAAACGGATTGCTCGGTTCATCCGCTCCGATGGATGACGGCGTGTGTGGATTTATTTGCACAGGCGCCGCAGTTACCGGAAAGTTAGAACTGAACAAACCTTATTTGATTACCAAATATGATGCGTTGGCTGAGTTTGGCGTTACTGCCGAAAGCACCGATACCAATGCCAATCTTCACAAGGCAGTAAAAGAGTTTTACGACATCGCACCACAAGGCAGCAAATTATATTTTATGTGTGTTGCCAATACGGTAAAAATGTCGGATATGGTGGATAAAACTAAAGAGTACGGCAAGAAATTGATAGAGTACTCCAATGGTGCCATCCGCTTTTTATTCTGCTTTAAAAAGGACGCTACCGCGTACACGCCAACGATTTTAGACGGATTAGACAGCGATGTTTATATTGCGGCTACCGAAGCGCAAAAGTTAGGCGTTCACGCTGCCGATGTGTGTTTTGCACCCTGTATGGTATTTTTAGAGGGCAGACACTTTACAGGTACACCTGCCACGTTGAAAGAACTGCACCAGGGCGAACTAAACCGTGTGGGCATTCTTATTGGCGATACGGTTTCCGGCAGCAATGGTGCTACACTGGGAACGCTTGCCGGAACGCTGGCAAGTGTTCCGGTGCAACGTTCCATTGCCCGCGTAAGAAGCGGAGCCCTGCCGGTTACCCAAATGTTTGTTGGTAGCAAAAGAGTGGAAGATGCCGACGTGGAAGTAATAAGCGACAAAGGTTTTATTACTTTTCGCACTTTTGTTGGCAAATCCGGATACTTCTTTACCGATGACAAGTTGGCAACAAAAGTAACCGATGACTACGCATTAATTCCAAGACGCAGAGTAATTGACAAGGCGTACCGTATTGCCTATATTACACTGCTTGAGGAACTGAACGAAGAGTTGCCTGTGGATGACATGGGTCGTATTCCGGCAGCAATTACCAAGAGTATTCAAAACAACGTTGAGCGCGCCATAATTAATAATATGGCTGTTTATCGTAATTTGGGCAACGACCCAAGCGATCCTAACGACACCGGTGTTGAGTGTTATATTGACACCAATCAAAACGTGGTGGCTACATCTAAATTAGATGTGCGTTTGCGCGTGAAACCCTACGCCTACCCGAAATACATTGACTGTTATTTAGGCTTTAAGGTAGCACAGGCATAATCAATTAATCATTAACCATTAATCAATAAAAATATGTTTGATTCAAGACAATATGAGTGGAACGATTTGACGCTTATTTTAGGCGGCAAAGACTTAACCTGTTTTAGGGGTGTAAAATACACAGAGAAACAGGAAAAAGAGCAAATTTACGGTAAGGGTAATCTTCCTTTATCTATCCAAAAAGGTAATAAAAGTTATGAGGGCGAAATTACCTTGTTGCAGTCGGAGTATGAAACTTTACGTGAAGCGTCAAAAACGAAATCTGTTTTAGATTTGCAGTTAGACGCTGTTGTTTGTTATGGCAATCCTGCGAATAACGATGTTATGATTACCGACGTATTACAGGGCGTTCAATTTACCGAAGGTCCAAAGGAAATGAAGCAAGGGGATAAAAACATGGAAATAAACCTACCATTTATCTTCCTAAGACTTAAAAAAGCAAAATAACCTTAAAAATTAGAGACAATGAGCAAAGAAACATTAACCGGTCAGGCGACCGATGAACAGATAAAGGCGTGGAAAGAAAAACACGGAAATGTTTTTTTTACTAAGGCTGAAGGAAATATTGCATATTTTCGTAAGCCAACGCGTCAAGAATTAGGTTATGCCATGACCATGCAGAATGACCCGCTGAAAATGAGCGAGTCGTTGCTAAAAAGTTGCTATATCTTCGGCAGTGATGTATTTACTACAGACACTGAGTTCATGCTTGGCGCGGCGGAATTGATGGAGAGACTAATTTCTGTTAAAAAGGTTGAACTGGGAAAGTTGTAGAAAGCGCAGACGGTAGTATTGAACATAATTGGATTGGTTTTATTAATACGATGCTTCAATACTACCTCTCTACTGATCCGGATAAATTGACGGACGAACAATGGGCAGAAAAGTTTGCGCAAATAGCTACAATAAGAAAAATGGAGAACAAAACTAACTAACAACAACGACTATCTGACTTAGCAAAATGGCTCCAGATTTTGTATAATATGTATAAAATAATAATTGAAATTATTGTTGTCATCATTTTATAATTTACGGCAAAAATAGTATTTATTTTTAAACAATGAGCGAACCGGTAAAATATGTTATTGAATTTGGGGGGAATGGAGTCCCATACCTGAGTAAATTATCGGGGGAGCTTGATATTGCTACCGTTAAAACAAATAAATTTTGTACATTTGCTCAAAAACTTACCTTTGTTTCGTTAGCTTTTAATGCAGTACAAAAAGCAGTTGGTAGCGTAAAAAATACTATTGCATCGCTTGAGCAGGCATACCAGGCAGCAAACGTTGCGGAAACAAAACTACAGCAGGTAATGCAAAATACAATTGGTGCAACCAGTGAACAGATACAAAGTATTAAAGATTTAGCGAGTGAGCAACAAAAGTTAGGTGTGGTAAGTAAGGATGTTCAAATTGCTGGTGCGCAAGAATTGGCCACCTATGTAAGCAAAACGGAAACCCTAAAGAAAATTTTGCCAGCGATGAACGATATGATTGCGCAGCAATACGGCATCAACGCCTCTCAGGAACAGGCAACACAAATTGCTACAATGCTTGGAAAAGTTATGAATGGCGAAACTGGTGCACTGAAAAGATATGGCTACGAGTTCAGCGCAGCACAAAAGAAAATTTTGGAAACAGGCACGGAGGCGCAGCGCGCCAAAGTACTTTTTGAGGTAGTAACTGAAGCGGTTGGTGGAGTTAATAAGGCATTAGCGGAAACGCCGGAAGGGAGAATGGTACAAATAGCCAACGAGATGGGAGAAGTAAAAGAACGGTTTGGTAAATTTATCACTGTAACAAAAAATGCTTTTTTCCCTCTTTACGAAACAATTATGCAGAAATTAAACAAGATAGCCGACTGGTTTGATAGAAATCAGGGGTATATAAGTTACGTTGTTACGGAAATTGCAAGAGTTATATCATCAGTAGTCAATGGAATAGGTAGTTCTATTCTTTGGATTCGTGACTTTACACTTCGCGCATTTGCTCGCATTAAAGAAGCAATTGAAGACGTTGGCGAGTTTTTTAGCTGGCTGTGGGAAAAAATAAGGAGTTTATATCCGATAATTATTTCGGTTATTACTGTTATGGGCGCATGGTATATTAAAACAAAGTTGCTAACAAGAGCTAAATATATACTTATGTGGCAGACACAACTGCTGGCGCAAAGCATTAATAGGCTTAAAAATAACATTATTAAAGCCACAGTAGCGATGTGGGGGCAAATAACGTCTATTGCATCATGGATACCAATTGCGCTATCGTGGGGGACGATTGTATGGGCACTTACCATAGCAATGGGGGCACTAAAATCAGCCATAAATAAAGTTTCATTGGCTATATACTCCATTCCTATTATTGGATGGATAGCCGCCGGTATAGCCCTAATTATAGGTATTTTTAAACTCCTATGGGAAAAAAGCGAGGGATTTAGAAGGATTGTTTTTGGTGTTTGGGAAGTAGTAAAAATGGTATTCGGCTATATCTGGCAATTTGTTAAGGTTGTTTTTGGATTTTTATATGATATTATAAAGGGTTATATTCTATTTTGGTTTAATGTTTATAAAGCGATATGGGAATTTTTAAAAAAGTTGGGACAGGGTATCGCTGATTTTTTTATTAGTATTTGGAATGGAATCGTGTCGTTTTTTAAAATGGTTTTTGACCCCATAAAAGCATTTTTTGCTTGGCTCTTTGAGTTATTCCCAAAGATAGGTGCGTTCATTAAAAAAGCGTTTCAACCTCTATTGGACTTTTTTAATAACCTGTGGGATACCGTTAAAAATATATTTTCATGGATTTTAGATAAAATGGCGGCTATTTTTAATCCAATTATCCAACTGTGGAATAAACTTACCGGAAAGGTAGTGGAAGCATACGAAATAGGAGCGGAAAAAGGAAGCGAAAGTTGGCGGAAGTCGCAAGAGGAAAAAGGATATGGAAAAACCGGTAAGGGTAAAATTGGTGGGATTGATGATCCAAGCATATCCGGTACTGCCGTTTTGGATGATAATAAAACAACAAATAGTGTAACTAAAAATGCAGAAGCCACCGCCACCGGCGGAACTCGCAGCACCACCATCAACATTCACATGGGTAAGTTTTTCGACAATATTGTATTTAACGGCGGCTTTGCCGAAAATGCAAAAGATGTGGAGCGCAAAATAGAAGAGTGCTTGTTAAGAGTACTGTATTCGGCACAAAACGCGGGGTAGAATCAATTAAGAATTTAAAATTACGAATTACGAATATGGATCCGGTAAAACTTATAAATGAAAAGACAAATTTGGCGTTGAAGATTACCAATGCTTTGGGGTATAATATGCCCCCGCCTTTTCTTTTTGGAAAATCGGTTGTGGTGGATCCGGCGTTACACTCATGGGATTATAACGAAGACGAGTTTAACGCAAAATACGGAGATAATTTTGAAGGCACTCTGTTTTTAGTGCCGGTTAAACTGCGTTTAGAAAAAGAAAATAAAGATACCGAGGGCTACAGGCTTCCGCTCGACCCGCTTATTTCCATTAGCGGTAAAAATATCATTCGCCGGCGTTATGTGGCAAAAAGCAAAATGCGCGGTTCTATTAAAGAAACTTGGAGCCAGGATGACTACGAAATAACTATCGCAGGGCTACTTCAGGCAGATGACCAGGACGCTTTAGGCAGGCATATTTCAAGGCTTAAAAAATATCTTGAAGTGGCGGAGTCGGTGCATATTGTGTGCAACCTGTTGAACAATGTTTTTGCAATTACAAGAATAGCCATTGAAAGCTACGATTTTCCTTTTACCAAAGGAGTGGAAAATCAGGCGTTTACCATCAAGGCATATTCAGACGATAACTATCAACTTTTAGAGGAAAAGTAATGTATAAAATGAGCTGGAAAATTAGCATTGGCAATTACAATCTGAAAATGATTGAGAGCGTGAACGTAAAGCGCTCTGTAGAATCGTTGGCAGATACGGCTAAAATTACGCTTCCTGCAACGGTGTTTAATAAGGCTTTAAATATTGATAAAAAACCGCTTGAAGAGATATTAAAACGCGGCGACCCGGTAAACATAGAACTTGGCTACGATGATAACCCTAAACCCGAATTTGAGGGTTATGTGGAAAGTATCAGTACCGATGGCGGCTCCTTAGTGTTAAATTGTGAAGATGGCATCTTCCTGTATCGCGTTGAAATTCCCAATAAAGAGTTCATAAATGTTAAGGTAAAGGATGTTCTGAACTATGTAAATACTGAGGTCGGCAAAAAATGGAAAAAAAGTTTTGAGTTAAAGTGCGATTACGATTTTTCTTACGACAAATTTGTAATTAAAAACGCCAACGGCTACGATGTTTTAAAGAAGATTCAAGAGGAGGCAATGCCGAACATTTATCTAAAAGATGACGTTTTACACATCCATCCGCAATACTCTGAGATTTTTGGGGAAGTAAAATACGACTTTTCCAAAAACATTGATGCGGACGGTACCGATTTAAAGTATAAGAAAAAAGAGAACAGGCGGGTGCGTGTTACCATTGAATATACAGGCTCGGACGGCAAAACGAAAAAGTACGAGTATGGCGATATGGGCGGCGAAAGTGTTACAAAAAAAACAAGCACAAGCAACCAGAAAAGTATTGAACTGCTGGCAAAACAGGAATATGAATCGAAAAGTTATGACGGCTATGAGGGCAGTTTTAGTGGGTGGTTATTACCCTATTGCGATGCCGGGTATAAAGCAACCATTACCGATCCGGATTATAAATATAAAAACGGAACTTACTACGTGCTGGAAGTGGAAACCAATTTTAGTGAACAGGGTGGGGTAAGAAAAATTACACTGGGAAAAATAATATCAAAATAATGATTAGCAATTAATAATGAGCACAAATAGCAGTAAAATCAAGCGGGTGTTAGAGGATATTTCCAATAAAAACGGAAAGCGGGATAATAATAATCTGTTTTTTACTGCGGAAGTTAAAAAAGTAGATGACGAAACCTGTGATGTGGAGATAGCCGGAACCGAATACACCGGCATACACCTGGCGGCAGTTTCGGATGGAAACAAAAACAACCTCATTATTAAGCCCAAAGTAGGCAGCGTGGTATTGATTTGCGACAAAACCGGCGGCGACATGGCGTGGATGAATGTGATAGCCTTTTCGGAAATAGAAAGTATTACGATGAAAATTGATGAAATTGTAATAAACGAGGGAAAAAATGAGGGGCTTGCTTGTGTCAAGGAAATTGCAGATAA